GTGAGGGCTTTACTGGTTCGACTTTTGTCGTCCTTTTAAGAAACTTTACTGTCAACATTTCGAGGACATTCTATGACTGTATTAAATAAAACGGAGGATTTTCAGGTCAACGGTCCTTTAGGAGATAATCTTAGCGTTTACAAAATTGGTAGTAAAACTACTATTTCGAAAAACGGTACGAATCAAACTAATGGTTTACCGCTTGCCCCTCATCCTTACGTCTTTAGTTTAGTGCATGAAAATATCGGAAACGTTGTTGGGTATTTATCTGACGGAAGAATCTTTCGTTTCGGTATACTCCAATCCGGTGCCGGTCCTAATCCGTTGTATCAAGTTAATAATTGGTCATCAAATGATGATAACAAATTACTGATAAAGGCCCGCGAACGTGCACGCGGCCATCAATTCGATGGCGGTACTGTGCTCGCTGAGTCTCATCAGTCTCTTTCCTTGATTGCAAATTCAGCTAATAAGTTAGCTCGTTACGCCGATAATTTATGGCGTGGGGACCTCTCTCTTGCTGCTTCTGCCCTCGGATGTAAGAAATTACATCGTCGTATTGTTCGTAATCCAAAAAAGTATTTCTCTAATATATTCGACGCACACTTAGCTATGCAGTATGGCTGGATTCCACTTCTTGTGGATGTCAAGTCTGCTGCAGAAGCTGTGTCCGCTCGATTAAATAAAAAGGCAAAGACTTCTTTTCGTGTTTCTCGAACTTCTAACGGCATAATGTTGAATGCACCTTGGAACGTAGGTAATTGGGATTATATTAATCTTAAAAGGGTTAATATGATCATTACAGCTACCGAAAATACGTCTTGGGTCAATTCTTTCGGTCTTGATGATCCGCTTAGCGCTCTGTGGAACCGTAAGCCTTATTCTTTTATTGTCGACTGGTTTTATCCAATCGGCGATATGTTAGAAGCTCGGCATGCCGGTTCTTCCATGGAAGTAACTAACGTGATCACCTCGACGAAAACAGTAAAACTTACCCGATTACGTTCCGTCTCCCTTGAGCGCTCGAACCCTACGTATATTAAAACAACGTACGGCCAATCGTTCTATAAAGAGATTTCGTTTAATCGCAGTATAAGTACATCGTTGCCATCTGCTCAATTACCGGCTATTCGGCCGCTGACTGAGTCTCTTTCGGTTATTCATGTGCTAAATGCTATTGCTCTCATGGGTTCCGCGTTTCTGCGGCCTCTTAGGCTTTCGTACTGGCACAATCCGTTGGATTAACAACTTTGCTCTTTTGTTTCTTAAAAATTAAACCAACTGCTAAGCAGATTTTTTAATCTTTTCACTTTATTAGGCTTCTTTATGTATTATGACTTGTTTTCTATATTTCAATGTCTCGGATTTTTACAAACCGATACTTATTGTAGTAGTTTAAACTGTCTATACTTACAGGAAGTCTTATCTTGTGATTTATATCTTCAGGTTATGAATTATTGCAATTCTTTGTATAATCCTGACTTTTTAGGTATATGCTTAGTCCTTTAATCTATATTCATAGGAATAACCCTATATGGCTGCGATAGCCCCTATTACAATTAACGATGGTGCAGTAACTCCGGTAGCCCATACATTTAATCCCGTTCGAACCAACGCTCCAGACACAGTTTGGCGTGACACAATTGCCGGTATCGCCCTTGCGGGCGAACCGTTAATCAAGTTACGTCAAACTTATGATCGAAAGTCCGGTTTAACTCGAACGAAGATTAATGTTTTGCTTCCAGTGTTAGAGACCGTCGGGTCACAAAATGCTGCTGGTTATACGGCCGCGCCTAAGATAGCTCATACGGTTACTTTTAACCTTGAGTTTATTTCGCACGATCGTAGTGTGACACAGAACAGGAAAGACGTTCGCTCGTTCGTAATCAATTTACTCGCGAATTCGCAGGTAATTGATGCGATTGATAACGTAGTCGTTCCGTACTAATTTTATATTAGTTTTCTTTTAACGTACCTTTAAAGGTGACATTATGGTATTCCTACCTAACCCCAGCACTTCTTCCGTTGATAAAATATCCCATAATAGGGATCGGAAAAAGTTTTTTGATTTGTGGACTCGACATGATAGTAATGAAATTATTTTCTATCTTGGCCTCAGTTTTGCACGTAGATCCGGTCAACATGCAGAAGCCCTATTGGGTTTTATTAATGCACGCGATGTTGGATCTTTGTGTAATTATAACATTGATTATGACAATGATACGTCTAGTATCTCCGAACTTATTGCCGTTCGATCTTGTCTAGCATTATTCCAAAAGAATGATGACTTCGACATCGGCGTCAATCCTGAAGAGGTTGCCGTATTAAAGTTTATAGAATGTGAAGCTAAGTGTAAAGAAACGAACGAGGAGTATTTCGCTCGAGGACATCGGTTCGCTATCACTGATAGCGACGAATGCGTATTGTTTTACGCACGTCGGAAAATTGCCGATATCTTAGGTGAAGTACCTTCTCTTTCGAGTCTGAAACTTGGATTTGGTCCCGGTGCTTCAAGTACCGTCAAAATAAAAACAACGGCACGCCATAAATTACAAAGCGTGCCATCGTGTAGTGGAGAACTCTTCCCGCATTTGCAAAGCGTGATGGGTGAAGTACCGATTTGGCAATTCCTTTCCAAAGGAAAAGTTAATATCAGTACGGGTATTCTCCAAATAGTTCCTAAGAACGCAAAAACAGGCCGACCGATCATTATAGAACCTCTTTTGAACACATTTGTGCAAAAAGGTATTGGTTCCTTTCTGAAAGATCGTCTGGCTGCTCATAATGTTGATCTGAGGAATCAGACCATTAACCGAGAAATGGCACGCAGAGGTAGCCGTGATGGCTCCCTCGCCACTATCGATATGAGTAGTGCGTCAGATTTAATTGCTTTTTCTGTGTTGCTAGACCTCCTTCCCACTTGTTGGGTTGATTTTTTGGCAAAATACCGCACAGGCGTCGTACAATCCGAAAAATATGACTTTAAACTCAAGTTGAATAAATTCTCCTCAATGGGGAATGGTTTTACTTTTGAGTTAGAGAGTCTTATATTCTATGGAATTGCCTACGGCGTTGCAGTAAGTCTCGGTTGTAGTACCTCCGATATCAACGTATTCGGCGATGACATTATATGTCCGTCTAATATGTATGATAAGCTCGTCGAGTATCTTGAACTTTTAGGTTTCGAAGTTAATACTAAGAAATCTTACAGCTCTGGACCGTTTCGCGAGTCTTGCGGTGGTGATTATTACTGTGGAACGAATATTCGTCCTTTTTACGTTAAGGGTCGTCTTACTTGGGCTCGTCTTTTTGCTCTCATGAATCATTCATGTCGGGAAACCGGCGTTCTGACTGATGAGGACATGCTACATCTTTTAAATCTGATCCCAAAAAGTATTTTGCTTTTTGGACCGGATGGATATGGCGACGGGCACTTGTTGCTAGATAACTCTTCTGTTCCTTACCGACCTGTGTTAAAACGGGTCAACGAGGATCGCTTTTGGTTCACGCCGAACCGAGAAAATTGGTTAATCCAGTTTTCAGGTGTCGAGCGTGGTTGGTCTACTCATTCTTTCAAGACGTGGATTAAAACCCCGCTTGTGGATAAGACACCATTACCTATTGGCGATGATCTTTTTAGTGCATATTCTATCTACGACAGATATGGCATTCGCGATGATATACAAGATATTATCGACGATTACTTAACTGATCGTGATAGGAATCACCTTCACTTTTTAGCAAAGAGTGATGCTCCCTCACGTGATAACGATCCTTATGTTATTCGTGGTGGGTGGAAAGGAAAAAGGATTCGAGTGCTACACTTCTTATAGCATTAGTTCTTTTATCCGGTTACTTTTCCGGTCCTAATGTTCCGTTCCCTGTCGGATTTATAACAGGGTGGTGCCCGTAATAGGCTTCAAACATTGATACGTTAGCT